GCCCAGCAGCCGTCAAACATCGGTGCAGCAAGGAAGTTGGCTGGATCCAATGGCCGTTCCCAATCGCGCAGGACGATGCCATTCTCGGTGTACCAGTCACGCGCTAACGTCCAGCAATCTTGTACGGCCCACACCCATTGGCGGCCAATCAGCGGAGCGCGGTAGCCGCATGGTGTGTAGGTGCCCCATGCTTTGATCTTGGGATTGACGATGTGCCATGGCAGGCCACTGGCCTCTGCTGCAACCTTATCTGCCTCGCTGGGTAGTGCGGAAGTTATCGGGTGGCTATGCACAATGGCGGCAATTTCACCAGCATCTTCAGCAGCCGCGTAATCCTCAGGATTCAATACAAATATCTGCTCGGGATGCGTGGCAAGATTGCGGCATGGCCAGTAACGTTCGCGGCCTTTGATTACTACAACTACGCCGCAGGACTCCCGTGGATCCTCAGCGACGGCATGTTCCAAGGCAACGTCTTGCCAGGTCATGCGAAGAACGTACCGATTCCAGGATACCCGCCAAACGGTAGCTCTGCATCTTGGCCAAATCGTGCTTTACAGCTATCGACTCGTTTGCCGCATACGTCTTGACTGGCGCTTGGCACGGACACGTCACTTGCGTCAAAGTAATTGGTGCCGGTGTAACCGCAACCATCGCCGCGATATACCCACTGGCAACGGGTAATACACTGACGTTTTGGCGCTCTGATTCCAGCCAAGTCAAACATGCTGGCCAGTTCAAACTCCACCACGTCGCGGTTTTCTGTTGACTTGCGATCTACGAAATAAATTTCCCTTGGGAATTCAGCTAGTGGGTCTGGAGTGCCGTATGGATTGCCAACTTCTTGATAAATAAATGTACCATCTTCATACAAAAGTGCAAAACTATCTTCCGTTAGCAAGTATTCGTCTGACTTGAAATTTGCATCATCAAGAAATCTACCTAATGTTCTGATGCGCGTAAATTTGGCGCCTTCCAGACCTTCTGGCAGCGTCAGGATCAACGCTGTGATGGTGCCAAGAATGTTGCTGATCCGCATCTTGGGACGCGGCAACGTTCCTTGACTACTGTATTCAAAACCTTCTACCTCAACTGGTAACGCCATGTACGCTTGGCTATTCCAGACCAATTCGCCATAGTCGTTAGCGTTTGTACCGGCGTGGAAATAGTATGTTTCTGCAACGCCATGTTGCGCTACGTTTAATTCAAGTTGAAATAATTCAATTAACTGCCCAGGGGCAATTCCTTGTAACGCACTAGTTACCTCGGCGGTGCTATCGCTAGTTGCATAACCAGCGATCCAATAGCCGGTTACGACGTAAGACATTGATTATGCAGTGACAGCCTTGATGACTGCAAAGCCAATCACAATAGCTTCAGCCAATGCACCACCTGTAATGTTGCGGACGTTGATGGAAGCAGAACCAGCTCCTGCTTGAGCGTTTAGCAGGTATGAGCCAGCAGTGCCGCCACTAACGTGGTTGAGCACCAGCAGGTCAGTTGCCACGATGGTGGTGTTGGTCAACGTGAAGCTTACCGTGGTATCAGCGGCCAGTGATGCGTTATGCAGCGTGATCTGCCCACACTTTTTGCTAAGTGTGACGGCCGTTGCCTTGCTGGTGGCTTGGGTAACCGTGCCACCCTCACCAGTGATGTACCCAGCCTTATCGGTGTTCAGGTTGGTGAAGTTGGCATCAACCTCGTTATGGGTCAGCGGACTACCCTTGCCTGCACGGGTGACGATGGTGCTCATGGCGTCAGAATTTAAGGTTCAAAAACTTGTCGAAAGGTTGCTGTAATCGTACAGATGTCTGCGTATTCAAACTGACGATTCCAGGATTCAACCACGAACTTGTACGATGTTACCTCGGTTAGTGGCGTCCAGTCAAACGACTCGACTGCGCCGCGAGCTTCAAAAAATGCTTCAATGGCCGCTGACACCGTGTTGCTTTTGGCGCTCCAGGTCAGGTCCCAGATCTTCGGACTTTGATTCAAGCCAACCGTAAGGCGTTGCTCGTACCCATCACCAAAGGCAACCCGTCGCGCCTTTGGTTCGCTTTTGCGCTGTGCCCCAAAGTCAGGTGTGGTCTGCCCTGTGGCGACTCCTACCGTTGCATCATTAAATGTGGCCATTAGCGTCGGGTACCAGCGAGAAGACCGCCAGGGCGTTGTTGTTTGACCAATTCTGCCTGCACCGCAGCGGAAACGGCAACTCCGAGTTGTTTAGCCTGGGCTTGGTCGCCTTGGACGTTGGAATTGCCACTGGCGTCCACATTGACCACAACGTTGGTGGTGCCGCCGCCAGATGCGATCACGCCTAGCTTGCCATTAGCCGCACGTTGAAGCGGCATGATGGCCTCTGGCCCAGCCTCACCCATCAAACCAGTGCCATTAGCAAAGGGGAAGATGGTTGGCCGGTTGACCACGCCACCCATGGCGAATTTCTGGATGCCGTTTTGAGCAAAGACATTGCCGTTAGCACTTTTGCTAAGGCCAAGACCGGGGAAAGCAAAATCAAAAAATTTAAAAACTGCCATTTTAATAAAAATTTTGGTCAGGTCAGCCAGAATTGAACGGGCGAGATCAGCAAACGAAGCCTTGCCTGTCAATGCCAATTCGGTAAAAGCATCTGCGATTCCGTTGACTCCGTTGACTGCCACACCAGCAAGATTTGTGCCAAGATCAGTGGCTGATTTGTAAGCTTCTTTTAATGAAGCAATTACCTTTCCGCCAACAGTACCGGCAATTTCACGTGCTTCTTTAAGTTTTGCAATGGCTGCTTCTAAGGCAGCTATTAAAGAGGCAGTGCCACCTTCTCCTTTAAATTGTTGTCGCAATGCAGCAATTTCTTGCTCAAAACGTAGTTCCTCAGCTTTTTCTTTTGTAATTATACCGGCTCTTTCCTGAATGTTTATTAAAGTTTTTTCAAGTTCTTTATTTTTTTCTAGGCTGTCCATTACTTGTGATCCGTAGCCCTTAAATGCTGCAGTTAAGGCATTTTTAAGTTTTATATCTGCTTCGTCAAACAAGCGTTGCTTTTGCCGTGCCCCTATTTGACCACGCTGAAAAGCCAAAACTGCTTGTTCATAATCAAGATTTTGCTGAAAAAAAGCAGCTTGAATTGTGCGGCCATTTTGCGTTTCTTGATCAATTGCTCGCATTAATTGCAATTCTAATTTTGTAAGGTCAATCAATTCTTTTTTGGCTTTATTTTTTTTATCTTCAGCGCCACCATCAATAATGCCTGGCAATCCAGTGCTAGGAGTATCTTTTGTAAAAGGCAATTCTGGCATCTTGCCAAGTCCTGCCAATCCAGACGTGATTTTATTGCTTACATCGTCAATAACTTTGCCAACTCCAGCAACCAAGGCAACGCCAGCACTGAGGCCAATAGCACCACCAGCCAATTTAGTCCAAGGCGTTGCGCCAGCTTTGATGCCGGCAATAGTTGTTTCAATAGCTGCCCGAGCTGTTGCCACGCCAAGCATAATTCGTTCGATTGTAAGCAAATTTCTCATAACAACCAATGCTCCTCTAAGAGCGTTGGTAAACGTAACAATGTTTGTTGCAAGAAATACGCCAGCAGTTACGCCGCCAAAAATAATCATTGTTTTGGTTAAGCCTGCAATTATTTGCGCCAATCCCTTGGCCCCACCAATTGCAGAATAAAATTGCTTTGTAAGATTAAATAGCCCGGTAATAGTTTCATTAATTAGCCTGATGCCAGCGGCAAATACATTTTGAAACAATGCTCCAATAGGAACCAAGGCAGAGCCAACGTTTTCACGAAGTTTTGAAAGCTCAACTGCCAATCGTTCTCCTGCAGCTGCAGGACTATTTACGATTGCTTCTGCGGCTTTACCATATTTATCAAAAAGCAATTCAGAAAATTTTTGAAAATCTTGAAGGCTAACTTTTCCGTCTTCCAATGCTTTGTCTAACTCCTGCGGAGTCATGTCTAAAGATTTAGCAAATAAAGTAAATGCTCCAGGCAACCTTTCACCAATTTGCTGCCGCAATTCTTCTGCGCTTACCTTGCCTTTGCTAAATACTTGTGCAGTGGCAATCAGGGAAGATTCAAGCTCTTGCAAGCTTCCACCAGTACCGCGTACTCCTGCTGCAACACCAACAAACGCTTTTTCTGCATCCTTAAAAGAACCCCCAGCGCCAGTTACCGATGCAGCAAGTTTTGTGTACTGCCGTGTAATAACTTCTTGTGGGATTGCAAATTGTTTTGAAAGTTTTTCAACAACTGCAAGTTGTTGAGCATATTCTCCTTGCCCACGGGTAAGTCCGGCCAAAGCAACACGTTGCCTTTGAAGGCCAGCAGCATAATCAGCTGTATCACTGATGGACTGCCGTGCTTGCCCAACAATGGCGCCTGCCGCACCGCCAACAGCCGCTCCTTCAACTCCACCTCTTATGCCGCCAATAAGGGCCCCAGCACCGCCTTCAAGGCCGCCAAAAACACTGGATGCAGCCACAGTTCCAGCAATCTTTGCTGCGCTTCCCAAGCCACCCTTGCCCCGTGCGTTGGAAAATTTTGCAGCAGCACGTTCAGCTTTTTCAGCTTCCCGCGTGTACTCACGAAATTCTTTGCTTGTAACGCTGACGCTATTTGCCAACTCACGCCACGAAGACGCAAAATTACGCAATGAATTTACAGA